TTTTGCAGCTTGCTGCTGACCTTGCCCAGCAATCCAAGATCGCTTTGCATTGTATCGTATAGCGCCTTTTCATTTAACACGTCTGAAATAGCGCGGGGATCAAGCAACGTCATCCCGGCTGCGTCTTGCGCTTCAACCTCTGTTGCCCCATTGCGTAGGGCCGTCTGATACGCTTGGTTTGACCGTGTGTATAACTCGCCGCGCTGCGACATTGTTTTGAAAAACTCGTCAGCAGATAGCAGTATTCTAAACGGGATGCGCATACGCTTGCCCAATTCGGTCATACTGCGCGAAAATATATTGCCTAGATCTGTTTCTGCGTCATCGCTGCCCTTAAGCGCCGTGTATTCATCGCCCTCAAGATCTAGCTTGGATACGCCCCCGGCAGGCATTTCTGTTTCCCATGCAATGGATGCCGCTTTTAGTGCGTCTTTGTAACTGTCGGCCCAGCCCTTCATGCGCAAGAAGGCATCTGCCACATAGATTTGATCGTCGCTAATAGGATAGCCCATGCCAAGCTGCTTGCGCGCTCCACGCTCCACAGCGCCAAACATCCCGGCAACAAGTTCAGACGGGATTTGATAGGTCATAAATGCTGCTGACGCGACAAAGTTCTTCACTTGTGTGGGCATCGATGACAGCAAGCCTGCCATGTACGCCTCGTTTACAACCCGGTTGGCCTTGGCCAGATAGCCGACCTCTGCCACCTTGTTGATTGCTTTGAGCGTCCCAACACGTTCAGCAGTATCTAGCAATGATTTGGCCAACGCATCGGTAACGCCAGCCTCGCCCATTATCCCGTTGTTAATCATGTTCTGCGCTTCAAGATCAAAGCGCGCCATATCCATTTCGCCGTCTACTTTGATTTGAAATGATTGCAACGCTCTTGCGGCCTCTGTTTGCGCGCCCTTTAGCTGAAGCTGAATGCCTGTGTGGATTGCCATCTGGCGTCTGAAGCGCAACCGATCACTGGCTGTGGCCGTGCCGCTTTTAATTATTGTGGCAAGTTCTGTCAGCTTTTCGGCAGACTTAACTAGGATGGTGCGACCTGCCACGAACTCAGCGGCAGACAAACCGCCTTCGCCAATCTTGCGGTTTAGCAATCTGCGGCTAAATCCAATTTCATCTGCCATGACGCCAGCAGCTTCATTAATCGTCATGTCGTTAGGGATTTTGCCACGGGTGCGCATCTTTTGCTCGTCGGCAAATTCTTCGCCCACTGCCGTAATCATGGCTTTAACATCGTCGCCTGTGTCAATGTAGTCAAAGTTAACAGGGCCACCGTCTGCCAGCGATTTGATGTTTTTCTCATCGCGCGCCGTAGCCGCTAGGATCTCGTCAGCAGCTTCCTCAGATGCAACGGCAGTGGTTGGCTTAAAGCCGCGCTCGTCAGCCGTCAGGGCCTTGGCAGCAAGTTCATTGACATCTACAGCAGACTGTAATTGCTGCTCGTCTAGCGCCCTCTGCGCGCTTAGTAGCGGGTCAGCCTCTGGCGGTGTGCCGTCAGCTTTAAAGCCCATTGCTTCAAATTTATTGTAACCCTCTGCGCTAAGTACCTGCGGGGCTAACAGCTTTTTTGTGGCGATCTCAGAGTAGTCGCCGGGGCTTGACATCAAACCTAATTCAGCAGGCGTTGGGACGCGGGATGGCTGCTGTATTGTTGGCGCAACGTTGCGCGCAACAGGCGCATCGCTGGTGACTGTTGGGGCTGCACCTACCTCGCCGCTGGCTGGGCCTGCTGGGGTTTGCCCTGCGGCGGGTGGGGCTGGCCTTGCTGGGGAAACTGCATCCACAACAGCATCCACCGACACGCTTTTGCCCAGCTTGTTTATTGAGGATAGAACACCCGGCCCCAGCTTGCCTAAGCCAGCCAGACGCACGGCATTCTCTGGGCTACCCGCCATTTCGGTAGGCGCGCCACCTTGCGCCAACGCCGCGCGCTGGGTTTGCTCAGTTGCGATCTGTTGGGGGTCTATTGCCATTTAACTTTCATCCTCACTTAGAGCCATTGCCGATATAGCGACAGGGCCGACGATGCCGTATTTCTCTAAAATCTTGATCATGCTGTCATCAAATATGACGTAGTTGCTTGAGGTGCCCGCACCGTCACGCGATGTGTTATCCAAATATTTAATGCCGGGGATGCCAGCTTCGAACAGCATTTTAGATGCAATCATGTCGGTGTCAGTTTGCTCTAAAACAGCGTCAGACGTGAACCCGTATTTATCTCGCAATTCAATATTATCGGCTAAACTTACTGACAATAAATCGTAGAAATCCTCACCGCTAGATATTTGGCTTGTCCATTCCTCTTTCGTGTCAGGGAACTTGCCAACCCTGTTTGACGCTGTTGAACGCCTTTGTTGATAGACCATTTCTAAAAGAGGCTTTAAACGCTCCTGCACGATAGCAGGCTGCTCACTCAACGCCTTGTCATTGTCCAGCAAGTCATCTGGCCTTACTTCCAAACCCACCTTATACATCTTGCCATCGCTAACTTGCGCGGCCTTAAACGTGTCTATCAAGTCATCATTAAAAGGTTTGCCGTGCCAATTCGCCCAATCTCTTGCAGCGTCCTCTGCGCTGTTAGATGTGCGAATATAACTTGCCGCCATCATTTCCTCAGTGACCGTCATGCCAGCATCTTTTAGCGGTTGTGGGTCAACGCCCATGCTTGACAGTGTGTTGCGATACCATTCTGCGATTGCCTCTTTATCGCTGAAGTACAGCCCATATCCATAAGCCTGCGCCCCTTCGCCTGTGCCAATCTTTTCTAGCTTAAAGCCGTCAAAATCAGCCGCTGAACCGTGGAACGCAATGATGCCGGGGGTGTCATCTGTGGGCGGTTCAACCTTGGCAACAAAACCGTCATCAACAGCCCGACCAGCCGCCGCCACCAGCGGATCTGTGACGATTGTCGGGTCAACACCAGACATCATGGTGCTGGATAGAAAATCAACAGCAGGGCCACGTTCTGCCATGCGCAGTTCTGCGTTTTGGCCCATGCTGACCATTGCGCTCTGCATCATGGGGATGCTTTTCTTGATTGTCTTGCCTAGAACCATGCCAACGCCTGTGGCCTCTGCTACACCAGCCGCCATAAGCAACACGCCCAGCGCGCGGTTGGCAGGGCTGTCGTTGCGCAGCGCATCAGTATACATGCGCCAGCCCTCTTGCATATCCATCACGCCTGCGGTGACAAAATCGCCTACCCCGGTGCCAAGCACGTTTTTGTTGCCAAACACAGCATCTGCCAAGTTCTCCGACAGTGAACGCATTTCTGGCTGTTCTGATGCTATGATGCGGCTGATCTCAACGTTTAGCGCCTCTGTCTCAGCCTCGCTTGCGTCAGGCTTGGCATATTGCTCTAATAACTCTTTGCGACGCTCATCCACGCGCAATTCAATCAATGTCTCGGTAAGCGCTGCTGCGCCGTTCTCGCGCATGGTGGGATCAGAGTTCTGAAAGACTGTCCCGCCTTTAGATAAGATGTCCTCAATCTCGGTGGTTGATAGTGGCTCAATGCTGCCTGTCTTTTGCTGCGTTTCGCCCATGACGCCAGACGCATCAATCTGCTGATCAGTGTAGCCAGCCGCCAGATAGTCATCGCGTGACGATATGTTTGCGCCGCTGGCTGCGAAATTCCTGATTGATTGCAGTTGGAACTCGTCATCCTCAACAGGCAGTGCTGCATCAGCGCCCATCCCCGGCATGGCTGGCGCTTCCATCATAACCTCAGGCGCTTCAACAGTGATTTCTGGCGCTTGGCTTCCTAGCTTAACAAAACCGCCACTAGGCAACGGTGCTAGTAGATCTGTTTGGCCTGTGCCTACATTGAAGCTAGAACGAATGCCCGGTGCCAAATCAGGCTTGACCGTTTTGGCGTACAGTGCCGCCTCGTCATACCTGTTCATCTCATCGTCAGTATCAATCAACAGGCTCATTCGTTCATCCCCGGATAGGTGATGCGCAGCGCATCAATTGTGCGCATTGCTAATTGGTATCGAGGATCTGACGTTAAAAGATTTTGATCCGATAGATAATTTTCAATTGTTGTAATTACTGTTGAGAGTGGGGCATTGCCACCGCCAACGGCTGCGATGCGCGCAGACAAACCAGCATAATTTTCTGCAAATGTGTCTATTGTTTGCTCATATTCTGTTCTTAACGCAGCTTGAAAAACAGTATCTTGAATGGCAATCAGCCTGTCTTTTTCCACCATCAATTCATTTAAGGTAGGCGGGTTGCCTGCAATCTTTCGATCTATTGCAAACATGCGTAATTGTAGGTCAACCACCTCAAACGCGCTCTTGCTTGCCTTGCCTAGATTATCATTGCCTTGGATGGTTTGCTGCTGGGCGTTATAGCGAAAGTTCCGCTTAATCAACGTGGACATTTGGTTGACGTTGCTGTCAGCCTTATCAAGAATAATCTTGCCCAGTGTGCGGAAATCCTCGTCAGTGATTTGGGATTTGATGCTGGGCGCGTAGGGTACACCACTTTGCAGTTGCTCTATTGTTAAGTTGCCAGACAAAGCATCTAAATACAGCTTAGAATAAACATTATCGTTGCGTGTCTGAGCAAAGACTGCGCCGCCGCTTGGTTGCGTTAGCTTTCTTAACTTGCTGCGTTGGTCTGGTGACATCCAGTTTTGTTCGTTTAAGTAATCGTAAATTACATCACGCGCATAACTCATAGCTATTTCGTTTTTGCCATCGCTACTTGCGCGCATTAAAGGCGAATTAATGCCAATGTCAGATACGACATCAGCCACAGCAGTTGCCCCTATAACCGCCGCTAAAGCATCCTCACGCACCCAGTTTTCTGTATTAAATGCTAAATTGTAAGCATCTTCATTGCGTTCTTCTAGCGCCTCTTTATCGGCTTTCTCCATTGCATCGATGCGGTCATTGCGCGTGATTGCTTCTTTCCAATTGTTGTCAATAACGTCAAAAGCATCTTCGCGTGGCAGGGCGCTGATAATGTGCGCGGCATACGGGTCTATGCCCATCTCATCAACAAGTTTGCCGTATGTTAACGCCGGGTTATCTGAACGCCCAACGTCATCTAAGAGATCAGTAAACTGCGCTAATTGCATCATGGCGTTTACATCTGAGCCAAACGCATTTGAAAGGTAGTTGGTGGCGATGTCTTTTTTCATTGCAAGGTTTGCCTTGCTAACAGCGCCGGGGGATATAAAGCCGCCTGCGATACCCGGCCCAAGCATTGCGCCGTTTACGCCGGGATTATCGCCGTAGCCTATAAACGCATTGTATGCAGCAATTCTCAACTTAGCATCGCCGCCGGGTTGTGATAGCTTGGCAACTTCACTGGTTTGACGTGCAGCAATAGCTGCTTGCTGTGCTTTGACTATTTTCTGGTCAACTACACCTTGCAGCGTAAATCTGCTTTGGATCTCTGATTGGTTAAAGGTAAAACCCAGCTTGCGCTTAGTGTTACTGTTTTTAACGCGATCTAAAACATCTGTCTGAATGCGATCCATCCTGCGCTGCCACAGTTTCTTGCCGTCGAAAATATTGCCAATGTCATTCGACTTGGACAAGTCATAGCTGGCGCTGCGCATTTCTTCCTCTAAGGCCAGTGCGGTTTCGTTATACTCTGCCTCCGCAATCATCTTGCCGCGCTGCTCGGAATATGCGCCCACAGCGTCAGCCAGTGCGCGGGTGGATGCACCTTTTTGCAATGCAGCCTCAACGAATGGCCGCGCATCCATACGGGCTGAGAATGACCGCCCCGGTGCTTCATTGGTGCGCTGAACTTGCGCTCTGTAGATTGGTATTCTCATCAGTCAAAATACCCCGAACCTGATATGCCTAGCGCTGCGTTGCCAAAGCCTGAGATTAGGCTGGCCTTACCTTGGCTTCTGTATGCTGACCGGGATGCCGCGCCGCCCATCCGGGCAAGCTGGGCCTGCAATCTGGCATCTTCCTGCTGATCGCTAATCTGTAGGTTTGTCATCTCATTGTTGAACTCTGCCACTGACATTGCGTAATCAAACTCACGCGCGTTGGCTTGCAGCACGGCCATCGGTGTGCCGCTGGACATATCAACGCCAGCATAGCCAAACCCTGCCCTTGCCGCGCCCTGCACTTCGCGCTCAAACGCCTCGCCAGCGCGTTCCTGATCAATCTCAAAGTTTTGATTGATGATGCCGCGCTGTCTGGCAAGCAAGCCAATGTCACGTTCAATGATTGATGCGTTAAAGTTAGCTGCCCTCTGCGCTGCTGCGCCTGCCGCGTTGGCTGCGTTGCGCGAACTGATGCCGCCGACAATGTTTGCCCCTGCGCCAATGATTGCTGCGGTTGCGCCCATTATTCTACTCCCAGCCGCTTGCTGTAAATTGTTTCAGTGCCGACAAAGTTCAGCCGCTGAAGCAGGCGATCAAATGGCTTGTGCATTTTTGTGTTGATCATCATTACGCTGACGCCAGCGATGGTAAGCTGCTCTTCCGCAAACTTAATCAGCCGCCATGCTGTAAAGCCTTTGCGATATTCCGGGTCTACATAAATGGCATCGTTGTGCGAAAACAGATGATCCGCATAATGTAAGTGCGGCACGATAATGTTAACGAAATAGCCCACCAGCTTGTCACCTTCGCGCGCAGTGGAACAATGCAATCTTCCGTCATCATCCATTTGAAAGAATGCGTCCCAATTGACGTTTAGGTTTATCGTGCTTTGGTTTAGCGCGACTTCTTTCCAATGGTTTTCAATCATCGGCTTCAGTTCTTCGTGGATGTCAGCCAGCCGTTCAACATGGTACAAGATCATGTGTCGAACGTGTTCATGCGTGGATACAGCGCCAGCACAGTCAGCGGCAGTGCTTGGGATTGCCTCACATAGATCCTGTCGTTGTTGTCATAACCCCCGCGAAATTCTACGTCTTTATCGCCGGTAAAAAGTGGGATCGCCTGATCCATTGCCATGCTGCTGTCGCGAAACGGAATGCGGTCTAACTCATCCGCTGAATTGCCAACTTCGATGCCGACAGCCTCAAACAATCTTAACGTGACAGCGTGGATGCGTTTCGGCTTGCCTTGGCTAGTGCCATCTTCAGATCCGCTTTCAATCCGCATGGTCTGCATTTCGGACGTAAATCCAAACCCAACGGCTGCCGTTGTGCTGCTGTAGTCCAACGTGATCCCGCCGCCCGATACTGTCTCGTCAGGGTGTGTTGCGCCATTGGCTAACACGGTCACGCTTTGGCCTTCCAGATGGTACAGCCCGGTCAGGCTGGTGGTGGCAGATCCTGAGTACGCCAAGCCGCCATCCACAAAGAATGCAGATGTGGTGACGCTGCCGAAATCAAAGACCTTTAGCACCTCAACGTAGCGCTTGGTGACGCTGTTAATCGTGCGCTTGACGATCATATACAGGTCATCATTCCCGGTGTCGGTGGGCAGTGGCGCGATGCTTTCAACAACCGCTTGGCCTGTGCCAAACACGCCGCCGATCACATGCTTATGCCAACCGACAACATCCTCTTCGCGTCTGTACGTCATGCCCAGCAAAGTGCCGTCAGACCGCAGCGCCCAAATGATGCTTTCTGGCTCTTGCTGATAAGCAAACTGGGTTATGCCGCCATCTGTGATGTGTTCAGCGAGGATCGTCATATCGGGTGCTTGGTATCCGCTGGTGTTTACATCTCCAGCAAACTTAAACTCTCTGACTTTGCGCCCACCTCGTTGCGCAAACAAAGTCACGTCAGCAACTTGGACAGGCTCAACAGCGGCAGATCCATAGTTGCTGTATTTCCTGATCAGGGTGGTGGTGGGTGTTACCGGGCCGTCAGATGTGGCCGTGACAACATATTCGCCTGCAGTGGTGCCGACAGTCAGCACCCGCGTTGGTGACAGGTAGCGGATCGCGTTAACTTGGTTTGACGCAATGGTGTAGATCAGGGCGTCATTATCGCCTGTCCCGGTGGTAAAATTAGTATAGTCAGCGTTTTTGCTAAACCACAGCGTTTGCGGGTTGTTGTTCGTATTGCCAAACACCAGCCTCTGCTCAAAGAACGTCACGACAGACGGGTAGTTGTCGCTTGCATTATTTAGGTTTGGCGATGGTGATCCGCTGATCGATGGCGTGGCAAACGTCCAGTTGTTGTGGTCAGATCTAACTAGGGTGCGGATCGCGTAGCTGGGATGCACAAAGTACATCGTGTCAGCAGATTGCACAAAGCGCAGATCAAACAAGACAGCCTCTGGATATGGGCTGGCCAGTTCAAAGATCTCGGTTGCAGTGCCGCCGCTGGTGAACGTGGTAAAACTGGTCGTGTTGATTGCAGTGCTGTAGAGATCCGTCAGGGTGAACGTGTTGGTGGTGCTATTGGCTACGCGGTAGTTGCGCCCGTTTAGCTCTGTCATGCCGCCAACAGACGTGATGTAAACCTCATCACCATTGCTAAAACCGTGGCTGTTTGAAGTGAGAACGCCGGGGTTAGCTTTGGTAATTGCGGTGATTGTCTTGGCTGTAGCGTTCAATACCTGCGCGCCGTTTCTGTAAACGCGCATGATGCTGTCGCCAAACTCTAATATATATGTGTCAGACGTTTTAAACTGAAACGGGATCAGGCGGGTTTTGACGCTGCTGCTTTTGACCTCGCCTAAGAACTCTGTGCCGGGTCTGCGCTTCACACCGCCCTGCGGCATTACCACCATATTGGTGAGATCTGCCAGACCTTCGCGGTATTTCTCTATACCTGTGCGGCCTTCTAGCAGTGGGCTGATCTCACCCGCTGCAAAGCTGCTAAAGCTGGGGGCTGATCGCGCCATTAATAACGCGCCTCTATGAAGTCAGACGCTTCTATGCGCCGGGTTGCGCCTTCTGTGCTGTCAACAAAGCGCGCTTCTTTCAGCGACTGATCGTATGCTGATGTGGTGATCTGCACCATGCTGGTTGACCCGGTGATTGCGTAGGCCATTTCAGCAGCAAGACGCATAGACAATGCCTCAATCAAACCGCTGTCATACTCATTAGGATCTGTGATGCGCGCCACATACTTAATCTTTGCGGTGCCTTCGTCGGTAACGATGTTGCGGCCTTCAATGACAAACGCAGGGCCACCGCTGTTGTTCTTCATGTTGTCTTGGGGGTAAGACATGCTGCCGTTGCTGAACTCTAGCACTCGCAGGCAATAGGGGTCAGTCGGCAAAGGGTATTGGTGAGCATATCCAAAGGCCGGGGCTGTGGATGATTGCGCAAGATCCTGCCTGCGGATGAGGCAGTTCCAAGGATGTGCGCGGAATACGCTGTCGCGGATGCTGTCATATCTCTGGTTAACGATGCGCGCAGCTTTGCTGTTTTCATCGAATGCAGATATGTTACTGGCCCCCAACACGTTTAACGCATTGTTGGCGATGTCCACAGTTGAGGTCATCTGATCACCAAAATTTTAGGGGGGGGGTAGAGAGGCAGGGGCAGCAAGCCGCCCCCGCCGGGTTAGTTAGTCAACAGCGTATTTGATGGTGACCTCAATGGTGCCAGTGCCAGCGGCACCGCCCATTGTTGTGGTCACGACCACGCCATCTTCATTGGTGTCAGTGACGGTGCCAGATCCCAGCGCCAAGGTGGCAAGGATGTCCACCTTCTGCGCCGATGTTGACGCAGCCGCAGCCTTGTAACCTGCAGCCGCCGCTGACACGGCAGTACCCGCCGCATTGGTGTGGGCTGCATAGCCGACAGACAATGTGGTGGAGCCGCCAAGCGCGTCATGCGCAAGTGATCCTTCGATCAAACGCGCGCCGTCTGGCAGAGTGAACATCTCAATGACATCACCAGATGCCAAGCTAGATGCCTCATAAACGCCGTGAGCAATCCGAACACGTCCACCCATTGCATTGGCAGGGTTTTTCGTGATTGGGGTTGCCCGTGTATTAGTTCTTTGAACAGAATAAACAGTAGCCATTTTCTATCTCCTATTCCGTACACGCGATTTCGACGACCTTGGCTTCTTCCATGCGGGTCGCGCCAATCGTCTGGCAGTAGTACACCTGAGTGGCATACGATTTGTCGGAACGCTCATCGATCCGGGCGGTAGGCTCTTTGCCCATCGCCAGCTTTAGTCCATCGCCAGCAAAGGCAATCACGGCGCGGTTGCCGTCACTGTCAGTGGTTAAGCGATTTGACACGATGAACTTAAAGCCGCTGAACGTATCCATCTGGCCCTGAGCGAGAGCCTTCACGGTGTTGAAGTCACTCGACGTTACTTGTGTTGTGCCAAGCAAACTTGTGATTTGCTTTGGGGCGCACACAATGTAACGCGGGATAGATGGATCTACGCTGCCCTCGTCCAAGATCTCCTTGGCTGAAAGCAATTTGGCAATCGTCAGAGATGCCGAACCATGCGCAACTTTTTGGCCAGAAGGCAGAGCAGTAGATGTGGAACCATCTTTGCCTGTCTTAGCTGTCCCAATCGCGGCTGCGATGATCACGTCATCCATTGCACGGCCCATTGCAGCGGCTGCTGCGCGCGCATAGGTTGATGTTGGATCAACCAGAAGGCGAACTTTATCTTGATCATCAATCAAATCAGCGTATTCATAGTCACTCATTGTGACCATGCGGCGGCTGTGGGGTGTATCGATCAGCGGGGTATCCGCATGACGGGTTGTTCTGAGAACAGCAGCGGCAGAGCCGACCTGATCAAAGAATGCTTTCTCACCATTGACACTTTCAACATCAACCGCGCCACGCAGGAGCGATCCCATCTGCTGCGAGAGCATCTGGATGTTGGAAGAATATTGGTTGACGAAAGCTGTAGTGATTTGTGAAGACATTTGTCTCACTCCTAAGCTCATGAAATTAAAGGGTTTATCGCTCGGTTGTCCCAGCCGGGGCCGTGCTTGACGCCGCCAGCATACAAGTCAGGTAAATTTAGAATTGTATGATGACGGTAAAGGTTGTCAGCCTGCTGGACACACCAGCGTGATGCGCGGGGCCGTAGCTTATCCGCTAAACTCTAAAGGTATTCGCGCAGGCGTAACGCCTCTTGCACGTATGCCTCACGCTCCGGGTGATCACGATCCCAGTATGGGCCGTCCCGCCGCGTGACTTCACTTAGCTGGCGCTGCGCCTCGTCGGGCGTCATAACCATCTCGGCTGTTTCTCCGATCAAGTTATCCTCGCCGATCTGCTCGGCAAACGCGCTAAACATCCTGATGATTTCCGGGTGATCGCCCAGCAACCTGCCGTCAGACAGTTCGACCTCTTCTAAGATGTCTACCTTATCGCCAAGCATTTGCCTTGCTGCGCCCATTGCCATTTCCATGCGCTGATCAAAAGCCTTGCCGTATTGCTGGCGCAGTTCCTGCTCACCCTCGTGGCGCAATGTGTCAGCCTGATCGGCGCGGTCAGTTGCCATCTGGCCTAAACTCATGTCCATAAACTCAGCCACGGCTTGCGCTTGCTTGCCTGATAGGCCAGCCTTAAATGCGCTGTCTCTAAAGCCCTCTAGCGTGCTGTCAGCAAGCTGGCCGTCTAGCCTAAACTCGTAGCCTTCGCTTGTCTCAGGTCTGCCGCTGTGGATGTGATGCTCAGTCCACTGATCATCTGTCCAAGATTGCTGCGGCTTGCCTATCTTATCGCCGCCAATCATGCGCTGGGCATGTGTGTAACTTTTTGCCAACGCGCCAACATCGTTGAAATTGCGTAAGCTGGGTTCGCCGCGCAGATCTTCTGGCAGGCTGTCAAGAAAGCTAACTGCCGGGGCTGCTTCAGCCACGTCTGGAGATCCCGCTTGCGGGGTTGCCTCTTCGCTCATGTGGGGTATTTACCTCTTGGGTTTGGCGTCCTCGGCCAGCATCCGGGCGATCAATAATATTGCGCTACGCTGACCCTCGTGAAACGCTGTCTGGTGCGGATCGCCCTGCACAAATGTGGTCTGCTCAAATGCAAACCGTGTCTTTAAATCAGCCAGCACAGTCTCGCCATCTTCGTTATTAAAAGTGCGGCGATAGGCTAACTTCAGATCTTCGATTTGCTTCATTGTTGCAGCACGCCCAGACCGCCGACAGCTTTCACCATTGGTGCCGCCGCGCCCATCGCTTCAGCGGTTTGTGTCTGTTGATCAAGCTGCATTTGCTGGGCTTGTTGCGCCTGCTGTTGCTCGCGCATTTCCTCAACTTCCTGATCACTGCGTACAACGCGCGCCGGGATGCCTGTGACTTCGACAAGGTACTTAACTAATTTATCTGTGTCCAAATAATCCATGACAGGTGCAATCTCAGCGACCTGCATCATCACCTCAAAGCCGCGCAGCATGGATTGCAAGTCTGTCAGCTTCTGCGCTTTCGCCAATGGGCTGACATACTCAATGTCGATGTCTTGCCCTTGCAGGCTCTCAGGGGCTGGTGGGAGAAGGCCAGCCCTGAGAAGCAATCCGAACGACCTGCTGATCAAAGGCTGTAGCAGTTCAGATTGCAGCCTGCCTAGCACTGGGCCAAGCAATCGCATCTTTTCCTCGTTACGTTGCAGCACCTCAGTGGCCGTCATCTGCGGCCCGTTCTGCATCAGCAACTGATCCACAAAGAACGCCTGCCTGATAGCATTGCGGCGCTGTTCTTCCATGTTCAGGCCCAGCGGATTGTTTGCGCCGATCTGTAGTGGCTCTAACCTGTCGCGGGTGCCAGCACGGTAGAAATTCAGTGATCCGGGGGTTGTCCTGACAGGCAGCATAAACCCATCGTCAGGCACCATAAGCGGTGGATCGATTTGCTTTTGTGCGGCCCGGATGGTGACCTCAGACATCTTGTTAAGCATCTTGGTGTCAGGCAAGGCGTTCATGCTGACAGATCTGCCGTAGCTGCTGGAGCTATCCTTATTGAAACGCGGCACCATAAAGCACAACTCGTCGTAACCGCCTTCACTCAGCAGCTTGCGGCTGTCAGCGTGATAGTAAATGCTGGCAAACGGCTTGGCTTTGGCCAGCTTGCCCTTTGCATCTGCGCGCGGAAACACAACGTGGATGATCTCATGCTCTTTGTAAGGTTCCTCTTTGAGATCCTTAATGCACTGAGCAGGTAAAGCATCAGCGCCAAACTGCTGCTCCATGGCACGGGCTGTCAGCTTGAAACGCCGATAGACTGTATCGACCTGATCTTTGGCATTCTGTGAGATGTAGATCTCAGCAATGTGGCGGCTGCTGAATTGTAAGCCTTCCTTATCGCCAGTGACGTAAATGGCAGCAGTGCCAAACGTCACCAAATCGTAATACAACTCGTGGATTTCTTGCTGGAAGTTGCTGCGATTGAACGCCTGATACATCTGATCAATGGCCAACTCTAGCCATTCGTTGGCCTCGTCATCGCCTTGCAATGCCGGGTTGCGGTATCTCATGCTAAACCACGGTGTGGATGGTGACGTGAGCATACCATGCAAGCTAGACGCCAGCAGTTCTACAGCGTGGATCGCCGTGCCATCAAAGATCCGCTCGGTGCGCTTATCGCCTTGCGTGCGCTTCCGGGTTATCTCGGCTTTGCGTGGCAGCATGTAATCTGCCAGTTCCTGCCAGTGGCTTTCCCAATTGCTGCGCTGGCTTTGGAGTTGCTTAAAGCGCCGATCAAGCTGCGCAATCATGGGGGAAATCTGCATCAGGACAGCCCGTAGCTATTCATCATTGACTTGCGCTTGGCCTTCTTGGGATCACCGCCCTGCATGCGGCCTTCCATCTTCTGGCTTGCGCGCTCCAATGGATCAACAGTCTGGCGGCGCTTGGCAGGCTGGGATGCCCGTGCGCCCATCTCGCCAGCGATGTTTTTCTTTTTGTACATCATGTGATCAAGCCCCCCATGAGGCTGCGCTTTTTGCGGGTGCTATCCTCGCCAGACAGCAAACCTTTGGCGCTGGTCTGTATTGTGGATGAGCGGCCTTTTTTCTGCGCGTCTAACAATGCTTGCTCAGTCTCGCCAATAGCATTCGGGTCAGGAATTGTTGGGGCAGCGGCAACCGGGGCCATGCTAGTAGCAGCAGAGCGCTGAACTAAAAGCTCCGCACGCGGTGGCGCTGGCTTATCGTCGTTGCGGTAGTATTCCTCGTTTGCCTTGTTGCGCGCAATGGTGGCGGCAGTACGGCGCTGGTAAGATGATTTTCTACCTGCCATATCATCACGCGGTGTTGGGCCGGGGTCATCCTTCAAGCCAAGCCCAATTGAAATATCGTTAGCCGCTGCTGATGCCATTCCACCCATATCTATCTCTCCTTATGCCGCAAACGGGTTGTATTCCATGACAGCCATTTGCTGTGGAACACGCTGGTGATCGCGGGGTTGCCGCATTCCAACGGCAAGGTATCTAAAACTATCTGACGCATGTGATGACCAGTCATGCACAGGGGATGCGCGGAAAGATCTGGTGCGCTCATTGTAAGCCCTATGATATTGTCTCAACGCTTCCAGCCCGTCTTTGCAGCGCTCTCGATCAAAGTAGCACCGGGGTATCAGCATCTGTGCTGCGTGAATGCCGTCTTCCAAAGGCAGCTTAGGCACCACGCGGAAATTCAAGCCAAGATCCCATGCGATTTCACGCCGTGATTTGCCGCTGCCTAACTCTCTGACTTCAATGTCGTGCGGGGCGTGGTGATCGCCATAAACATACCGCCGATCAGTCAGCATCTTGCAATAATGCGGCAAGCCTTCGTTGCGCGCCTCGTAAAAGTCTATGACGTGGATTGCCCTGCCAACGGTTTGGGTAAACCAAATCGACGTGCTGTCACCCACGCCAAGATCCCAAAACGTGTCAACCTTGTGTGCAGGGTCATACGGGACATTGCACACCCTGCCCTCGTCTTGCGCTGTCTCCAACTCCTTGCCGTATATTGCGCCGGGAACATTGGCATTCCAAGAGCACTCAAATTCTTGCGCGTACTGATCAGCAGACATCATGCGCTGGGCAGCGTCTAACTCGTCCTGATCCAGCAAGCCTGTCTCTGACGCCTTGTTAACAACGCACAGCCAATCATCGTCAGCGCTGGCTTGCTCGTACAAATCAAAGAACGCGTTGTGGCCAGCCGGGGTGCCAACAAAGGTGGCCCAGCCTTTGCGGTCTGACAGGGCTGGCCTGATGACCTCCGGAAAGACATTCTCCGGCATCTGCGCAACCTCGTCCATCACGCAGCCGTCAAGGTATATCCCGCGCAAACTGTCGGGGTTTTCAGCGCCCAGCAGGCTGATCCTGCCGCCAGTGGGTAAATCGCATCTGAGTTCAGTCTCGTGGAAGCGAACTCCGGGGATCTTGCCAGCAAATTGCTTGAGGTAATCCCAAGCTACATTTTTCGCCTGACGGTAGGTCGGGGCCATATATGCATAGCGGGGGTTGGACTTGGTGGACATAATGCAATCACGCAGAATGTGGTTGATGGCCCACACGGTTTTGCCAAATCGACGGTGGCAAACCACAACGCCCCACCGCTTGGCCTGCATCTCGTCATGCAAGCTGGCCTGCAGAGGACGCGGCGCATATGGGATTACGATTTCCACAGAGGTTGGCCTCCGCTGGCAGTGGATGTGTGCATTCTCAGATCGGGTTCTACGCTATAGACAGGGCGCAAAATTTCTTGCGGGGGTGGGGTTTGGGATTTCCAAAAACAACCTCAAGGTGTTGTAGGACGCATAATCGATATTATGTTAACAGTGTTATCGTTTGTTTACAACAACTTAGCTGTTTTGAGCGCTGCGAGTTATCATTATGACAACAATGGGTGGCAATTGATGCCGATCTTTGCGCGCGTAGCTCGGCGGCTTTGGATGAGTGATATACAGGACTTTTTACCGACCACCAGAGCCAATCAATGACCGCCTTGTTGCACCGCCTGCGTTGCTTCGCTGTTGCGCAGTGGTGCTGCCCTTCTTAAAGTTGCCTATGATCTTGTTGCCATCAGCATCAAATGCCTTGCCAAATCTAGGGAACCTTTTGCCTGTTGCTGCCTCATATTGTTTGGCCAATTGCGTTGCCGTGCCACGATCATCAGGCGATGAAAGATCAACGACCTGACCATTTTGTGCAAACCAAACAGTTGGATGATTAAACACCTGACCATCTTCTGCAATCTCAGTGGCAAGAAATTCTGTCATCTTCTTGCCAGATCCAGCATCAACAGGCTTATGTTTCTTTGGGTCAAAAGGCACGGGGCCTTTCCATTCAGCCATCTGCACTCACATCAACGTCACCACCAGCCCATGATATGGTGATGGCTTGCTGTTGTGGTGCATCCTCTTTGCGATCTCTTACACCATTTGGCTGCACTCTGGATGTAGTCCATTTCAGAGTTTCAATCTCTAACTTACGTCGATTAACCTCGGCATGTAGCTTGCGCTGATCATCCACGTCAGGCAGTGGTGACCTTGCTAAACTGTTGATCAGGTCAGCATAGTACTCGCCTTGCAGTACACGGCCACGTCGATAGATCTCATAGACTTCCTCGTCAGCCAGCACAGCATCAGTGATTGCGCGGTAGCTTGGAACGTCAGGATTTTTGCAAATATCAATGAGCGTCTCGCCTTCAGCTAATCGCTCGGCAATCTTGCGCATGATAGTTGGAGTGCATTTGCGTTTGCGTCCAGCCATTGCAGCACCTCCAACAAAAAAAAGCGCCCCAAAAGGGACGCCAGTGAACCAACACAGGGGAAGCTATTGTATCACCCTCTGGCACATCAGGTGTAAGTTGGTAAATAGATTTTATTTGTACGCGGCATATTTAGTTTAAGTTGCACTTATGCTATGAGCGCGTTGAGGGCGGCTTAACACAAACGTCTACCTGCGTTCTGCTGTTTATTCATCCAACATACACCTGCCGCCCTCACGATATTCCCATGATCTGCGCCAGCTTATCTAAGCCATCACGCAGCCTTTCGATGCCCATCCTGCTGGGCAATCTGTACCGCTTGGCCCAACTGTTGGCGCTCTCGCATTCCACGACAACAGCCCGGACAACACTGACATGATCCATGCCCAGCGATTGCTGCAGCTTGATGTAATCCGAGAATGCATACTCGTTTATCCCGCCACCTCCACCGCCATCAACGATGATCCTGTCGTAATTCGACGTCACCCTGCCAGCCTGTCGCGTCTTATCGTAAAGCACAAAAAACGCATGGGCAGCATCATATTGACGCTGGCTGACCAGCCCCCTTGCCTTGTACCTGTCCATGGGCGTTTGCCGCGAGATGTAGGCACGTTTGACACTGCCCAAACGACCTCCATCCACTGTCTCATATTGCACACCGTCAGCCTGCCGCAGAGCCTCTGGTGTGCCGTGATCAGCACGGCTTTTCGGCGCGTTCAGCGGCTTGGACTTTTTCTTCTTTCGTACCATAATTTAACCTTGTGAATAATTGCGGCTCTCAGGCCGTATATCGTCTGGCCGGATGACACCCTTACCGTTAGCCTTAGATGGCGCTGTAGGGGGCCTCTCAGGCTCTCTCAGGGCTAACTGCGCGCCTAATCCTGCGTACCCTGCCTTGTCCACCCATGAATCGGCGTGATTTATGCTTTGGAGCAGCCTTGCTGACTTCATCCAATCCATCATCAATGCGACATGCGCCGGGGTCAGATCGCCATCGGCTGATCGCACGATAATATTCCAGCCGTCAGCGATGCGTTGAAAGCTGGCCTCGGCATCCCCGTAGTCTTGCGCGCGCCGACCTGTCACCAGACTAATTGCGCGCTCTAATGCCTCCAGCGCCTTCATTGTTCCCACGCCTTGTAGACCCAGCAATCATTGCGCTCACGATGCCCTGTGAGATACGGCAGGTTATCCTCCTGCACGGTGCTGCGTCTGGTGATGCAAACTTTCTCGGCTAACCCAGCCACAGTCAGTGACTTGATCAAGTTGGCTGACTTGTGTGTGCTGATCGACATGACCTCTGCCAAATACTTTGCCGTGCATGGGCCAGCCTTGCGCATTTCGTTTAGCAAATTGATTGCGTCATCGTTTACTTGCCGCCTGACATACGTTCGATCTGCTGGCAGCACTTGCCGCCTGACTTGCTTGGCTTGCTCACGTTCAAACTCTAGCATTGCTTTGCCGAGTGCTGCCTCTTGACCGGGCAACAACACGTCAACGGGCAATCGTTTTGTTGTACGTGTTAAAATTAGATCTGTACTTGTTGTCATTTTTTTTGCTCCTGTTGCAATTGATATTTCCTGTGGATGATTGCTTGCCGCTGTTGCTCAGACCAGCGCTGTAGATCCGGGTTGCGCAGATGCCGCCTGCGATTGGCCAAGCCGTTAAGTTCATCGATGCTGTGGATGCTACTGAGAAGAGCAGTGAATGCATTTGTGCTGAGACACGCCGCGTCAGGCATACCGAAAGAGCAAAGAGCATAATCAGATCTTGGCGATTGCCGCACCGACACAGTGGCATCGAAACCATATTGCTTAAGAAGAAAGGTTAAACCCTCTACCACCTTCTCTGGATGTGCATCCCCACCCTTGGGGGTGCTTGCATCCGTAGGGGGGTATGGGGGGGGTGTGCACACAGGGGGGATGTAGGG